ATAAGAAAAGTCCTTAACCATATCTTTAATTGGGTTAATTTCTTCCTCACTCATTACTTTTTCATATTTTTCTACTAATTCATTCTTACGATTGTTCTCGGCTTCTACTGCCTGAGCTTGGTAAGATTGTAGAGAAGTTTGTAATTGCTCGTTTTGAGCGCGTAAATTTTCAATTTCTGTATTTGCGTTTGTCTGGAACTGTTCAAGCTCGTTGATACGAGATTGGGCATTCTCATAATTTGATTGTAATTCATTGTAGGAATTTTGTAGATCGTTGAACTGCTGCTGTAGGGCTTCAAATTCAGAAGGTTCATCATTTGTGGATTCCTCAACAGCTTCATCCTCATTTTCAGTAAATTCTGTTGCTTCTTCAGTAATTGTATTTTCTTCTGTTTCGGCAACTTCTTCAGCCTGAAATGAATCTGGTGTTTCTTCCATTTGAGGATTCTCAACTTGAGTCTCTTCAACCTGTTCTACAACTTCCTGGTTTTCAAACTCATTCATTGGTTGTTCTCCTCCTTCATTATTTTTTTCAGCCTCTTCAACTTGTGCTTTGAGGTCAAACAGAAGTGAAGAGAACTTCTCTTGTTGAGATGTATATGCGTCATCATTCTTAGAAAAGAATGAGGATACAGAAAAACAAGGTTCATGTTCACCAATAATACAGAAACCAAGCATGCTTGCTTTTGTGTAGACAAAATATTCTACATTATCAATGCGCGTCCAAGCGCCATCAATAGAATCTGGGTCTAGTTCCATGCTCTGATTCTGTCCAAACACTTTATTAGCTTCTTCAAAATAATTAGTGAACAAAATAATTGAGAATACTGCATATTCTCTAATAACGCCATCTGTGTCTTCAAATGGTTCCCATCCTAAAAAACTTTCCACATAACCATAAGCGTTAGCGAGAGTAGGGCCACTATGAGAAGCCCAACTTTGTGTTTCAGGGTCAAAAAAACCAACTACTGGAGTGGTTCCCTGTGTAGCGGAATTAATAAGTTGCTCTGCTACTTTATCAGTAATGTATGAGCCATTGCGATTTCCATACTTGGTGAAAACACGCACTTTGAGGCGGCCCAAATTAGGATTTGACTCTGAAATTCTTTCGATGGGAGAAGAGACTACAACGCTATCAAAATAAATAGGTATCTGTCTATCCATAGTCATTCTCCTTATCCTGCGGCCGCAATGTTGGCCTGAGTTTTTTCGGATTTTTCTTCGTCGGGAAGTTCGGGACGACCTCCCTTATTATTTATGTCTTTGTTCTGCGAAGAACTTGAACTATTTTGTGACGAATTTTCATTTTTTCCTTCAGCAGCAACGTCAGTGCCAGAAGTAGTAAATGATGATTGTAATGGTATCATTTTTTCTGACATCTTTAAGAAATCATTTTCAAAATTCATAATGGCAAGCTGGTCCATTTGCTTAATTCCCATAGATACACCCGCAAGCATTTTAGAGTAACCATACTGGGCTCCGCTGAAATATGCACTCTGTAAATCTTTGCGATTAAATACAGTAGTCGGAAGAATTTCAAAATCAAATGTTAAACCAGTGCGCGCAAATTTTTCATTAATATGAAAACGAATCCAAGTTTCATATATATTAAGAAAACTTTGCATTAATGCTTCATCTTTCTTAATAGCGTAAGCTAGTGTTGAACTACCATCGGCGTTGAAAATTATAGAACTACGTCCTAATGCGTCGTAGGCGTTTTTCTTATATTTTTCTATACGATCGGCAGATTGTGTTGCGGCGGAAGTTTCTTGTAAACTTTCTAAATCAGTATCACCAAAAGTTGTAAGTACATCAACTGTGTCTATATCTTCTAACATTGCGGCCACAGATGAATGAATGTCCGCCACTTCATCTAGCTGGAAAACTAATTCTCCATCAGATGTTATTGGCATCCTTTCAATAAGTAGTTTATAAAGTTCATTTTCATCACGTTTTTCTTCTCGTTTTACAGCATCCTTTAATTGCTTTAAATCTGGAATACTAGAAATTAAAGGAGGTGTACAATCTCCAGAAAAACAGAAACATACTCCACCGGCACTAGTAGGTATTTCTACCCAAGGGTCTAATTTTCTGTTGCTGCCTTCCCATTGCCAAAATGCGGTTTGAACTTCTTCTGGAAAAGTTTCCACCATTTCAGCTTTTAATTCGGCACTTAGGAATTTATCAAAGTAATGTAAATTAAATTCAAGAATATTTAAATTATTCATATCCTTAAATCTAGTGCGGCAATATTCTAATGGTAATTCATGTATTACGGCCTTTTCTCCTTGTTGCCGCAAAATACCGTTATAAATACCGGTTTTTAGCCATTCAGTGGTAATACGCATTAAAGCATTCGGTAAATCTAGATTATCTACAAAACGACAAGCACTGTAAAATGCTTTTAAAATTTGAGCTTTTGAGCCTTTACCTTCTTCAAATACTGGTATTACCATTGTATCATAAAGAAATAAACGCGCAAGAAAATCAATGTTATTACGATATTCACCGTTAGTGCGATAATAATAACGGGAAAGTTCTCTTAACGCTTCTAAATCACCTTCACAAATTATGTGCTCAATTTCTTCAAGTGTAAAATCCTCATAGCGAACCGGGTCACTTGTACGGTAGCCCCAGCGTGAATATGCTCTTTCACCGATTGGGAGTCTAGGGCCACGATTTTTTATTGCCACTTTAAAATTAGTAAAATCATATCTTTGTCTATCTTTTGCACTCACACTATTCACCCCCTATGTCTAGGACTGAAAAAGGCATATTGCCCAAAATTTCTTTTCTTTGCTTTTCGTGCCTCTTTATCTTCATAATATTTAACCCTATAAAGACAATATTCAAGAGCAGAAAAACGGTCTTTTGGGGTGGAAGCTGAAATGCGTTCTACCTTAAATTGGTTTTGAACGCCAGTAGGCTTTAACTTCAAATTATTTAATTCATCCATAAGACGAGAAGTCATTTCATAAGGTAGCAAATAAACTCTACGGTCATACAATGACATCTTTTTGCCGCGAATCGTTTTTAATAATTTATCCTTTACAATTCTTTCACTAGCAAGAAAAGATACAGAGCCATTATTTATTTGCGCGAAAAAATTAGAATGGATAAGGTCATCATTTGATGAACCAGCTTTAATATCATATATTATGGCATTTAATTCTGGCATAGGTTCATCCATTTCTTTTTTCTTATCTGGCGGTAAATGGTTTTCATCATTAAATGTAAAATAGGCTGGGAATTTTTCCCCAGTATTTTTATCAAATGATGGAAGAACCATAGCATCAAGCAATCCAATACCAGGGCCATTACCATCAATGACTATCTCTCGTGGATTATATAATTGTATTAGTTTCTTTAAACGTGGCGCCTGTTCAGTAATATAATTGGCGCCATGAATAACTTCTGTATAGACAATATTCTTTTTGAAACCATGCGAATTTGGTAATATTTTTGCTACCATAATCGCAGTATTAGCAGAATATCTAGCTACGTCTACCCCAATCATATAAAATGTGTTTGGATTTGTAGGATTTTCTTGTGCTTTACGCTCACATTTTAATAAAGTTCTGCGCTTGCTTAATCGTTTAGAATCAAGCCACGCCTCTTTACTATTACCAGTCCAAATTGATAAAGATTCACGCGCAAATGAATCTTCATTCATGGTATTGGAGTAGCGTTGGTCCATTAATGTTGCTTTATCAATTAAGCCATAATGTAAAGGCACTTCGTATGAAAGACCCCAAACAAAATATTCGTTTGGCCGCAAAACAGCATTTACCGCGCACTCAATAAGTTTGCTATACATAAATACAGTTTTTTCACGCGCAGTAGTAATGAAGATTTGAGCAGCTGTTGGCTCTTCTGGGTTTAGGGAGCCATCTACTTCGCGGCGTGCCACGTTCATCTGGGGAAGTAATACTTCGTTGTAATCTTCTTCTTCAATGGTCGCGCACTCCTCTAATATACCGGCGGTAGCACGCAGGCCACGGCTTGTGTCTTTTGAGACAACAGTAATCATACTGCCATTGCGGAAACGTAGCTCGTAGTAGTTGCCGCTCTTCTTTTCACCTTGTTGACCGCCGCTTTCGCGTGTTTGTAATTCCTTTTGAAGCAGAGGCCAATGGTTCCAAATTTCATTAAATTTGGCTTCGGCAATTTTAATAACCGTGCCTTTTACATCAGAAGAAATGAAGATATTGGAGCCTGGTAGTAGAACTGCGCGCACAACAGAACTTAAATAAGCCGTAAAAGATTTGGAAGTAGCACGGGTAGCAGTCCAATAGTGATAGCGGTATCGCATTGAAGCCCGGAGGGCAATACGTTGATAGAAGAATAAATGAAAATGTTTTTTGTCATCTTCTGGCTGTATTGCGTCCAAAAACAAATCTGGATAAAGCAACCAGTAGTTTAAGTAAGAAGTAAAAAGTGCTTGATTATCATCAAGAAATTGTTTAGTGAGAACTACGCCTTTTTCTAGCGCGATGCCATCACGAATAAACGTTTCCGCCATTTAAATCACCAAGAAGAGCATCTTCATCTTCATATTGGATATTTGCGGTTTCATCAAATTCTACTTCTTCATTTTCAATATTTTCTAATCGTTCGGTGAGGTTGAAACGTTCGCGCTTATCTTCTACTTGCTCTGCGAAATTGCCTTCATTTACTACTAAGCGGCGCAGGTAGTTTTGGATATTTTGCATACAGAAATCAACGTCATCTTTTGGTTCTGTATGCCATTTTGGGTGCCAGCCTTTTTTGCCGTAGTACACCATGAGTTCACCTACTGATTCAAAGTCTGCGGCATTCTTGGCATTGGAAGCTTCAAATTTGGCTATTTTAATTATGTTGTCGCGGGCGTCCATATCTTTCTTTATATCATCACCATTGCGGAGTCCTTTTTTGATGCGTAATTCAATTTCGCAAAGGTCGCGGGCGTAGTGTTGAAGGATAGGAGTTGAAACGTTTTGTGTAGCGATTATCTGGTTGTAGTATTCTTCAAGAAAGAGTAATTCATCGGGTGTATAGGCGGGAGACCAAGTTTTTTTGAGTTTGCGCATTTTAGCTTCGCTTAATTCTTTGATTTCATCGTCTATTGTTTGTTCTTCGCGCGCAATACGCCATCTTTCATTTTCGTCAGACCATGATACGGAGTTGTATCTTTCGTCAAGAAGAGTGTTGAAATAAGCGGAAAGCGTGCGATCGCCATGTATCTTATAAAGCGATGCCCATTTGTCCATATCAAATGGCAAGTCTAGGTACTGACAAAGTTTATCAACTTCATTAAAGTTGTCTTGCCGCACCATCTTTTCAAGGCAAGAAGTACAAATCATGGAATGGTGCCCCGGGAAGAAAGGAGATTCTGTGTGGGCAAATTCATATGATGGTTTTTCTTGCTTACATTTTAGGCAGCGCCGAGTCTTTATTGCGTCTGTCATATTGTGACTGACCTCCTTTTGCTATGCGTTTTTTGCGTTCACATTCTTTACAGTTGGAGGCAAATTTGTCTTTGCGGCTGTTATTGGTAGCGAAAAAGTAGTTGTTACGCGGCAGCCATTGTTTGCAGGTAAAGCATTGTTTGCGCTCGGATTGCGGTGTAGTGAGAAGCATACGATGCTTGGTTGCGGCGGCCGCCATCTTCTCGGGGATTTCCTTAGAGAGGATGGTACAGAGATGGTTTTCGTTGTATTTTAAACCAAATTTTTCTTGTAGTTCAGCCACGATAGAGGGGTATGGGGCTTTGTCTATTTTGCGTGTAAGAATGTATTCGCGCACAGGTGAAAACCCTACCATATCAAAATAGCGGTCAAAATCATAAATTAGGGTGCGGCCCCAACTATCAAGTTTCTCGCCCAATTCCATATAGATGGCGCTGTAATGGTTGATGAGGGCCCTGATGTGGGCAGGATTTTCCCAATCAAAAGTGTGGCGGCGCACCACCCATTTCACTTCTTTTTCTCCGGTTGTGGGGTTGATACGGGTTTCGTAATCTTCTAGGTTACGGGAGATGGTGTGGAGAAGAGCGTTGTTTACGCGGTCTTGCCATTGGGACAGGGGCATCCAATAAGCGGAGTCAGTGTCCCAATCGTAAGTTTGGGCTTTGGGTGGCGTGATAGCGAGGAAGTGGAGTGTAGGTTTGTAGCTATCTTTAAGATAGTATTGGTGACGCTTGATGTCTATGAGGGCATGTTTAAATTGATAAAAGCGATAGGAGTCGGTGAAGATTTGGGTATCTTCGTCCGGTGGAATTGTGCCCTCGTTTACGGCTTTGATGTGATCTAGGCGGTCAATAGTTTCCCAAAGTTGAGTCATGCCTGGAACATCGCTATCGCCGGGGTCAACTAGTTCGCCGGTGATTTTGTCGTATTTGGGGCGGCGAATAGTTGGTTTCTTTTTTGTATAGATGTAGCGTGATTCTAGAGTTTGGAGGGATTGTTGGTCACCTAGGGGGTTGTCTAGAATTTCGTCTAGGGAATGAACTTTGTCCGCGGCACGCTGAAAAGATTTATAGCGTTTATCTGAGTCGGTTGTTTCGCCGCGCTGGACTGCGTT